ACCGGGACGGCGCGTGTCGGTGGGGGGCGCGCGGCCCTATCCCATCCCTCGAGGCACTACTAGGAGACGTTCTTCACCCGCCTCCTTGCGAGCAGGAACGGCCGCATCATGCCGTCCCCGGTGATCTTGATCGTCGCCCGGCCCATCGTGCGGAGCATCTTCTCCGCGAACAGCGCCTGCCGGACGGTCAGCGCGTTCGACGGGTAGGCTATGTCGCCCACCGCGACCATATGTTGGTCCGCCTGCCGCAGGAAGCCCTCGTGGGGCCCCGCGTGGCTGCCGCTCTCCGTGTGGTCACGGAGCGACGCGTCGATGCCGAACCACGTCTGCTTCCGGAAGCCCCAGTCAAAGGCGAGCTTCGCAGCCATCAGACCAGCGTCGAACATACCGGGCACCTTCACGTAGCCATACTCGTACGGGCCGCCCTCCGGGACTTGGCTGTGGTACAGCCATACCTTGGCGTCGGCAAGCTTCGCGCGCTCCACGTACACCGGGTGCACGTGGGTCGCGAGTACGTACTGGACGTCCGGGTGAAACTCGCCGATGAACCCGGCCTTGTGCTCGCGCGGGTCCACGTCGACGTGATACGTCGGGGTGATGCCCCGCTTGAGCAGGAAGTCGTGCGCCTTCGACGTCGTGATGATCGTCTTGTGGTCGCGCAGCTGTTCCCACGTGTCCGCCAGCGACGGCCCGAAGCCGACGATGGCGGCGGGCGCGTCGCCCACAAATGCCCCCTGCGGCGCGCTCGAGAAACCGCACACAGTGGTCTCGGGACGGTTGGCCTTCACCATCTCGAGCTCTTCCTTCATCGGGTAGATTGGGCCCATCTCGACCCGCACCCCGTCGATGAACGTCGTTTCTTTCGCTCCTGCCGACATTACCGGACCCGCTTCTCGCGGTACGCGCGCTCGATCTCGGCGCCCATCGCCTCGTAGCGGTCCGGGTCGTTGATCTGCAGCCGGATCAGGTCCGCGCGCCGGTAGATCTTCTCGCCGGTGCTCTTCGCCGACCCCGCGTTTCCGCCGGTCGGCACCTTCGCCGCCTGCTTCGCCGCGGTGCGGGTCTGCGACGCCGCCGTCTTGGCCGCGGCGGCCGCGGGCTTGCGCGCCGCCTTGATCTCTTTCCACGTCCCGAAGAGCTCGTTCCCGGCCGCGAAGTCGTAGTTGCGGTCGGCCGCCACGAGCATTTTCTGGCGGATCTGCGACTTGCCCACCCACTCCCGGAATTCCGGGTCCGCGAGCACTTCGCCCGCGTCGGGGTGCGCCTTCTCGAACGCGTCCTTGCTCTGCTGCATCCGGGTCGCGACGGCCGCCGCACGGTGGCCCTCGTTCTCCTGCCGCAGGCGCTTGACCTCCGGGTGCTCGGCGATGGCGCGCTCGATGGCCTGCTTCGGCGACGCGAAGAAGTCCGCGTCCTCGATGGCCTTCGGCGCCTCGGGCTTCTGACCGGTGTCAGCGGCGCGGCGCCTCGCCTCGGCCGTCTGCGCCGCCAGCGAGGCGCGCAGGTGCTGGTCAGCCAGGGTGCGAAGGTCGCCCAATTCGCTGCCCTGCCGCCCGTAGGCGCGGTGCAGGTCGTGGTACATCTTCGCGAGCTCGGCCGGGCTCTTCTTCAGGAGCTCGGGCGGAAGCGCATCGCCGGTCGCGGCGGGGGCCGCAGCGGGGGCATCGTCGTCGGCCGCAGCCGGCGCGGCGTCGGTGGTGTCATCGACGGTGTCCTTCGTCGGGTCATCGAACTCGATGCCCTCTTCGGATGCCGGCCGGTGGAGTACGTCGTCGCCGTCGTCCATCAGGATGACGGCCTGCCCGTCAACTGCGACGGTCTCGCCTTCGGGTCTTGCCATGGTGCCTTTTCCTTCGCTCGAGGGGGCGGTTCAGGGTGCTACCGCGCGTCTGCCCCCGGAGGGGACGCGCGTTACTTCTTGCCGATGGTGTTGCCGAGAAACTCGCCCGGGCGGTGACCGTTGACGGTCTCGCCATGGCGCTCTACGGTTCGCTCGTCCGCCCTCTGGCGGCTCGCCCGGACTCGCTCCCACGCGTCTGCCGCGGTGGGGAACGCGCCCGTGAATCCTTCCAGCTTCGACCGCGGCGCCGGCATGGTGCGGTCCGCGAGGTCGCCGCACTGCGGGCACTCGACGACGAGACACTCGTGGTCGACGAACACTTCGGTCACGTGGCCGCCGGCGCAGCGGAAGTCGTACACGCGGACGGTCATTCGCCCGACTCGTCGGTGGCGTCCGGCATTGCGTCCTGCTGAAGCAGAACCTCGTATGCCTTCTCGGTCATCTCCTGATTGCGGATGATCCAGCCCAGCACGTCCATCTGGCCCTTGGCGAAGTACAGGCCCTTGTCGTCCTGCAGGCGGCCAATCTGGTTCACGCCGCCGGCGAATCGCTCCGCCTCCTCCACGAACCGCTTCCAGCCCGGCGAGGCGAACAACTCGAACATCAGGTCGTAGTGTGCCTGCAGGTCCACATCCTTCAACGTCGCTCTCGAGTCCATCATTCGCTCCTACATTCGCTCCGGGTTGAAGGCGGGGAGGCTGACTGTGTCAGCACCCGACGGGAGCGAGTCGCCGGGACTACTCCCCATTGGTTGTGCCCGCTTGTGCCGTCTGCATCGTCGCGGCGGCCTCGGCGAGCCGGGCCTGCGCGTCCATCTGCGTCGAGGCCACTTCGCCGCGGGTCTGCATGGCAACGATGCGCTCGTTCGAGACCCGCTCGGCGGCGTCCTCGGCGAGTCGCATGCGGTCCAGCATCATCTGCGCCATCTCGTTCCGCTGGTCCACCGCGGCGATCATCTGGTCCTGCGGCGTGTTGTAGATGCCCTTCATCGAGACCGCCTGCGCCTCGATCTGGTTGTCGACCGGAATGTCGTTCGCCTTCGCCATGTTCAGCACGGCGCGCGACTGGAGCTCGGCGGTGGCGGCCTGGACCTGCGCGATCTTGTTCCGCTTCTCCTCGATCTCGAGTTGCATCGCGATCTGCTGCAGCTGCTGCGCCATCGGGTCGACCGGCGGCGCGGTCGGCGCGGCCAGCTGCTTCTCGAGGAGCTCGATGATCTCGCGGCGGTTGGTCACGCCGGTGTTGCCAATCATGCCCTTCAGCAGCGCGCTGTGCGCCGGCGTGCCGGGCGCGACGGCCTGCAGCAGCTGCGTGGTCGTGAGCATCTCGTACTCGCGCTGCATGATGCCCATCGACGTCGTCGCGCTGAACGTCGAATTGAGCGGGATGTACCGCCCGGGCGCGAACTGCATGTTGCGCCAGAGAATCTTGCGCAGCGTCGGGACGAAGAACTGGTCCGTGAAGCGCATCAGCGTGCGCTTCGACCGCTTCACCACGCCGGCGAGCGACATGGAGACCGCGCCGGTGCGCGAGTCGCCGCCGGCGGCCTGCTGTGCCATCTGCGTCGTGTTCGTGGCGCCGGTCGCGCGCTGGACCATCTGGTCCATCATCTGCGACTGCGGCCACGTGTTCGCGTCGAGCTCGCCGAACTTCATCTGCTTCATGGCCGTGTTCGGGTCGCCGGTCGTGAGGATCGACTTGCCCGGGGCGACCTCGAACTTGAAGCCGCGCGGCAGGCGCGTCGCGTCGAGGCCCATCATGGGCGCGCCGGTGAAGGCCAGCGCGTCGACGCGCGCCCGGATCTCGGTGTCGAGCATCCGCTGCGGCATCTCGCCCTTCTCGCACACGCCGCGGCCCCAAAAGCGGCCCGGGACGCTGTCCCACTGAAAGGCCACCGCGGGGCGGTCCTTCATCAGCGAGGGATTCTCGACGGCCTTTAGCAGCACATTCTTGTTCGCGATGACGACGATGGACTCCACCATCTCCGGGGCGTCCGCGAGCTCCACGTCGTCGTCCGATTTCTCTTCGTTGCCGAAGATGTCGACCGTCTTGTCCTTCGGGAACAGCAGATGCTTCGGCACGAGGCCGTAGTAGCGGATCACGTGCGCCGTGTCGCCCGTGGACGTCCGCTGCTCTTTCTGCGGATCCGCCTCGAGCTCCGGCTCGACCTGCGCCGGGCCGACTTTGCCTTCCCGGTACGTGCCGTCGCGCTGGCCGGCGTGGATGATGTGCAGGCCGACGTTCTCCTCGATCGCCACGCCCAGCGCCTCGTGAATCGTGCGCGCGTCGGGCTGGATGAGGAAGTTGCGCGGGTTCACCGCGCGCAGGCACGAGTAGTCGACCTCGATTTCCTCGACCGCGGCCTCGGGCGATCCGTCCATGCCGAGCGTCGGGTAGATCTCGCGACGCGTTTCGGTCTTCGTGACGATCTCGCCGATGCCCGTACCGAACACGGCCGCGTTCAGCAGGCAGTCCGACGTGTTGGTGGTGAAGTCGGAGGCGCTCAGGTCCTCCTTCAGGGTCAACTTGTTCTTCTCGAGCGCCATCTTGAGCGGCGGCGCGTCATTCTGCTCGGCCTGGAAGTCGAAAAAGTCGCCCCGACCGAAAACAGCCTCCTCAATTTCGCTCACGGAGACCTCGACGGCCTCCGAGAGGGCCGGCGAGACGAATTTCGAGCGCTCGGACCCGCGCATTTTCTCGCTGGAGGCCCACATCCCGCGCCAGAGGCGCTCGAAACGATCCCAGTCGGTGTCGAAGTTGGTCCGGCGGTGGTTCCGCCACTCATCCGTGCGCGCGACGACCCACGAAACGAGCGTTTCGTCGGCCGTTTTCGGTTTCGCGCCGTCTTCGGACGAGTCGACGCGCGGATCGGCGCTGTCTTCCAGCACGATCGCGCGATTCGGCTCCAGATCGAGAGGCTTGCCCGCCATTTTCGTCCTCAATACCCCATTTGGTCGTCCGTGGGAGTCCAGTAGGACTCATCGGACTGCTCGACGTAGCCGTCAAACATGTACGCCTGCGCCAGCTGCTCGATATAGGCGAGCGATTCGATGCCGTCGTCGTGGACGAGCGGGCTAGGGAAGTGCAGCAGCTGGTCGCGGATCTCGCGGTTCCAGGATGCGCGGCGGAAAATGATGCGTCCGTGCTCGAGGGGCCCCTGCAGGGCCCACACGATGCGGTCCGCCTTGCTGCGGTTCTCGTGCGACAGCGGCACGGGGCGCAGCGTGAGCTTCTTCACGCGCGCCTGTTCCATGATCGACGGCGTCACGGCGTTGTAGAGCGCGCCCTTCTCGATGCCGAGAGCGGTCGCCTTGCACGACTCGACCGCCTCGACGATGCGCCGGGCGGTCTCATCGACGCCCCAGCGGCCGAGGTAGATGTCGCGCACCCACCAATTCTTCTCGTCGTCGCGCTTGACCACCGCGATGGCGGTCTGGTCGAGGCGCTTGTGCCGGTAGCCCTCGGCGTGCGCCACCTCGGCGAAGCCGGCCAAGTCGACGGCCACGAACCACGAGCCCGGGATCTCCTCGAGCTCGCCCTTCCTCGAGCCGCGGATAACCCTTTTGGGGGCCTCGTCCGCGATCTTGATCCAGTCCTCCTTGAAGATGTCCGTGCTGCCGGTCTCGAATGAGGCGAGGTACTCTCGACGAAACGCCGAGGACGACATATCGCGGCGCGCGGCCTCGATCTCGTCCGCCGGGATGAACGGGTTGTCGAGTGTGGTGAAGTGGAACGACTTCCAGTCGTCCTCGGCGACGTAACCATCGCCGCCACCGCGCTTGAACATCTCGTAGAAGTGGTTGCGCCCACGCGGCGAGCCGATGAACATCGCGCGGCCGCGCACGTCGGTCAGCGTCGGGCGCAGGATGGTCTCCCACACGCCCTGCTTGATGTCGGCGTACTCGTCGATCACGACGAAGAACAGGCCGACGCCCAGCAGCGTCTCGGGGCGGTCGCTACCGGTCACCCGGACCATCACGCCGTTCTTCAGGTAGATCAGGCCCTCGTTCACGTTGAAGTTCGTGACGAGCGTGCCGAACGCGTCGAGGAGAGGCTGCCAGTACAGGGTCTTCGCCTGCGTCGCCACCGGGGCCACGACGAAGACGGGCTTCTTCTGCACGTTGCTCCCGTCGAGCGCCGCGCACACGACCTCGGTGATGGCGAGGCGCGTCTTGCCGAATCTGCGACCCGCCGCGATGACGCGGAAGCGGGTCTTGTCCGTGAAGACCTGCATCTGCGCCGGGTGCAGATGCAGGTTGATGGTCTGGTCCTGCGGCGCGCCGAGCGCGGCTTTCAGCATGTGGCCCGCCGGGATTTTCAGTGCGCGCCGCGCGCCCAGCCCTCCGGCGATCGGAACGGCGCCTCGAGCGCGCGCTTCATGTCCGCGCCGCAGAGGCGGCAGAGCTCACCCGTCGGCAGGTCGCGGTCCGCCATCGGACGCTTCACATGCTGCGTGTGGTGCTCCGCCGGATACCGGGAGCACTCGTAGGTGTACGTCGGCATCAGTCGCTCGACTGCGGCTGGTCGAACGGCAGGGGCTTCTCCTCTTCGGGCTCCCACAGGCCATCGCCAACCACCTGCCCGCCGCCGTCCGCGACGACGACGGGCTCTTCCTGTTCTTGGCCCGGGGACGCATCGTCCTCCTGCGCGGCCTCACCGCCAACGGCGGAAACATCGTCCAGCTGCACCGCGTCGCGCTGATCGGCCAACACGGCCTCGATCACGCGCCGGCGCTCCGCTTCATTGAGCTGGAGCCACGCGGCGACTATCTGCCGCGCTTCGTCGTCCAGGCCCGGGTTGCCGGCAGCGCGCGCGGCCATCGTGAAGGCGCGCAGCGGCGCGCCGCGCTTCTTGCGCATCACGGTCTTCGCCTGCGGCAGCATTCCGGTCACAGCAATCTCCAGTTCGCCAGCCACTCGAGCGCGCGCTGCAAGCGCTGCGCGAGGGCGAGGCGGGCCAGCAGCTTCACGCGGCCTCCCAGTCGGTGGCGAGGATGTCGGTCTGGCTGGCCAGCCACGGCACCACGGTGCCCTGCGCCGTCACCATGTCGATGTGCGGCTGGTAGTCGACGACCGTGCCGGGCGGGTAGATGCCGAGCAGCGGCGGGCGGTTGACCTTGAAGGTCGACCCCGGCACGAGGAAGAGGAACATCCCGCGCCCGTTCCACCCGCGGCGGCGCACCTTCAGCCCCGCGAGCAGCATGTCCAGCGCGACGCCGAAGCTGACGCCATCCGGCTCGTGCCAGCCGGCGTTCAACCCCGCTTGCCACGCGTCCGGGGCGACCGGTTGCGCGTCCGCCTCACTCCCGTCATGCATCGGATACCCCACCTTCCACCACGTCGCCATCGCTCGCTCCTCGCTCGATCGGCACGACGGTGATCGCCGGCCGCAGGTCCGGCGGCGCGACGGGCGCGGCCGGCAGTACGTTGATCTGGATGCTCGGCCCGCCGGCACGTGACCCCGCGGCGCCCGCGGCGGCCAAGCCGAGCTCGGCGAACATCTTGGTCGGCATCACGCGCTCGGCGACCATCTTCAGTGCCCACTCGTGGTGCGGGCTGGCCGGGTCGAGCGCATACTCGAACACCTTGGCCAGCACACGGCCCGCCGTGTCATTGACCTTCCGCACTCCCTCCCGCAGCGCGCTGGTGGCGTCCAGCTGAGCGGCCACTGCCGCCTTTGTCGCCGCGCGGGTCTGTGGGATCCCGGGGTCACCGCCGGCGGCCTGCTTCCGGAGCGCCCTGGCGACCTCGGTCCGCCGGCGGGCCTTGCGGCTCGAGCGGGCCGCGTCGCACGCCTTGCACATCCACCCCTGCGTCTTGCCCGTGTAGGTCACCCACGTGGCGGGCGCGAACGGCTTGGTCTCGGCGCAATGCTTGCACTTCCGCATCGGGGGCGAGGCGGGCAGCGGGTCGGTGCCGATCAGGTCGGCGAGTGTCGTCGGTTCGCTCACGGGCAAAATAGTCCCCTATGTAGAAATTGTAGCATGCGGGCGGGTCGGGTGTCTAGCGGGGCGGCTAAGTTGTTGTTTTCTTTGGCGGGGCGGGTGAGATCGCTCTCGGCGTATCAGCGCTGGTCCCGCAGCAGCCGCGACCAGGCCCGCACCCCCGCCCCCCTACCGCACCGCAACATGCCTGCTGCACAACCGCAGGAACCGTGCCACGCTGCACCGCAGCGCCGCAGGCGCTGCCCGACCCAAGCAAGAGGCGTGCCTCAATCTGGCACTGCCAGATTGCAGATTGCCAAATGCTGATTTCCGGACAGGCCGTGCGCACGCGCACGGTGCGCACGCGCACGGTGCGCACGGTGCGCACGGCGGGCCCAGCGCACGGCGGGCCCAGCGCACGGCGGGCCCAGCGGGCCCTTCACCAGCGTGCCTCTGTGTGCATGATGGAACCGGCGGGGGCGGGCCTGCCGGAAGGAGCGGGCGGCTCTGTGGCACCTGCTGACCGGCGAGTCAGCAGGCAGCCCTACTGACCGGCGAGTCAGCAGGCTCGGCAGCCACCTCC